ATGAAAAAACATGCTATTGCAGTAATGATGATCGCCGTATTTTCTGAGTCGGTTTATGCGGAGTCTACCTTATTTATTCCGGACGTCTCTCCTGATAGCGTCACGACATCCCTTTCTGTGGGGGTGTTAAATGGTAAATCCAGGGAGCTGGTTTATGATACCGACACCGGGCGGAAGCTGAGTCAACTGGACTGGAAAATAAAAAATGTCGCCACGTTGCAGGGGGATTTATCATGGGAACCCTATTCGTTCATGACGCTGGACGCCCGCGGCTGGACGTCTTTGGCGTCGGGATCGGGTCATATGGTTGACCATGACTGGATGAGCAGTGAGCAGCCTGGCTGGACCGATCGTTCAATTCATCCGGACACCAGCGCCAACTATGCTAATGAATACGATTTGAACGTGAAAGGTTGGTTATTGCAGGGCGATAACTACAAGGCGGGCGTAACAGCGGGCTATCAGGAAACCCGTTTTAGCTGGACGGCAAGAGGCGGGTCTTATATTTATGATAATGGCCGATATATTGGTAATTTTCCTCATGGCGTGCGCGGCATAGGTTATAGCCAGCGTTTCGAAATGCCCTATATCGGGCTGGCGGGTGATTATCGTATTAATGACTTTGAGTGTAATGTACTGTTTAAATACAGCGACTGGGTAAATGCGCATGATAATGACGAACACTACATGCGCAAACTTACCTTCCGTGAAAAAACGGAAAATTCACGATATTATGGCGCTTCTATTGACGCCGGATATTATATTACCAGTAATGCAAAAATCTTTGCTGAGTTTGCTTACAGTAAATATGAAGAAGGTAAGGGCGGTACGCAAATCATAGATAAAACCAGCGGTGATACGGCGTATTTTGGTGGCGATGCCGCAGGTATAGCTAATAATAACTATACGGTTACCGCGGGGTTGCAGTACCGCTTCTAGACCACATCAGGATGTCATCGGTCATAACCGGCCGATGACGACTTTTTGCTGAACGTGTGGCATATCCGGTGATGTTGCATAGGGGCAATAAAAGCAACATGAAAGGGGAACCGCTCGAAAGACTATGCAGCAAGAAGAGAATGTCCTGGGTATCAATGGTGTCCCCTGCAGACACCTAATGAATGTCGTAAGTGCAGGGGATTTATGATGAATTACAGAAGTGAAGAATTTTATGCCCGCATTTATGCCCACAAAGGCAATTCATGAGACATTTTGAAGGGGTGAGAAGTGGCTGCGTTTCCAGTTTTGATAGTCGGCATAAACCCACCTGGATGCGCTGCCGATTTTGTGCGGGGAAGGCAATTTACCTTTCTTGATTTCTGAGTAAATGAACGTTTTACCCATGCCAGAATCCTCCATCATGAACTTCAAGTCAACAAGCGAGTCATCGCGTAATTCGCGCATAGGTTTTATCTCCGGTTTGGGAATCGAACTTGGAGGGAAGGGATATCTTGAGAAATGCACAGGCCTCATCGAGTGTGAGGCTGTGTGATTCCATAGTTAGTCCTTGCGTAGCTCGCTGATTCTTCTGTAAGTCTCTGGCGCTTTGTTTCCGTACGTCTTCATTTCAGACTTCAATAGAGCAACAAGGGAATCCCATTCGTTGAGGATTCCTTTGAATGCCTGAACGCGCTTTGCAACCTTGTCGAATGAATCTCTGATTTCTGGAATCTGCTCAACAAGTGCAACGCATCGTCTGAAATCGGCTGCGTCATGTGGAGCACCGAAGCTATGACCATAGATATTCTTTTTCAGTCCACATGCGATTGAGGCAAGAGTTGTGCTACTGATGCCGACATCGCCAGTCGATTGCCATTTCAAAACCTTCATAGCCAAATCTGACATTTCTTGTCTCCAATAAAAAACCGCCATCAGGCGGCTTGGTGTTCTTTCAGTTCTTTAATTCGAATATTGGTTACGTCTTATTCGATGCGCACTCCTGGTATTTCGCCTTTTGATATTGCTAAGTCATAAATTTGCGCGGCACTATACCCATCTCGCATCCATGAATCTAAGGCGCGAACAGCCTCGCTACGCTTTTTATCTTCTCTCTCATTTTTGATATCAACGAGGACATCAACGCAATTAAGGCAAATGTGGATTTTGTCCTTACATTCGATCATGGCGGATTTGCCATGATTTCCGCCACACAGTGAGCATAAATCTTCAGGGTCTGGCTGGTATTTCTGTAACGTTAGAGGGTTGAATGTTGAACAGACCATAATCATCTCCATAAAACAAAACTCGCCGTAGCGAGTTCATATAAAATAAATCCCCGCGAGTGCGAGGATTGTTAGTTGCGCTCTGCTGCTGATTTAGCCATCAATATTTACCTTTATCGCGTACACCTTTACCGGTTTATCTCCGAAGTGGGGATGTGTGATTGTTTTCACTTCATATCCGTCATACGGAACATCAATTCTACGGCTGGAATCGTCGCGCTTCGGATATCCTTTTGTGATAATCAGGCGGTCATATTCCCGGAACATAATTCGCTTATTCCAGTAGTCATTACACAGACGATACTCTTCAGTTTTCTCTCCGCAAATCATGGCATCGAAGTATTCACCTTTAACGGCAAGTTGCAGGTTAGCCACGGTTAACCTCCTGCGGCGGTTCCGGCAGCAGCATCCAGTGTGTGACATTGCTAATCAGGTCATATTCATTAGTTTGAGGATGGTTGCCGCTATCATCTCCATATTTAAGACTCTCCATAAAACCATAATGCTTATTCCCATTAACTCTCACAAAGCCGTAATAAGCAGGTATAACGCCGATCTCACACGTAACCAGTAAAGGAAAACTAGTTCTCCAATTTAGCTCGCCAATTACAGGCATCCGCTCACTACAGCTTATCCAACCATCCGGAATTACCGGCGCTGACTGCTCTTTGCCAACCAAACGCGTTATTTCTGACTCCAGGAGTGAACCTAAAACTGTACTCGTGCAGTGTTCAGCCCATTCGTTTTTTTCCAGCAGGCTGATGATATTGAGCATATCCTTGTAAATGCCTGTTTCCTGCACTGGCGGGGCAGCATATAACGGCATATACACGGCAACATCATCTGCAGCATTTGGCTGCTGCTCTAACGTCACGCATGTACCGGAAAATTTGTTCAGGTATCGCACGGGCTCAGCATCCAGCGATGCCAGCGCCTGCTTCAGCACCTTCAGAATTTTGGCGTCATCATCGTCGAGGCCAAACGGAATATCGTCGCGAGTATTTTCAAATTCAGCGATGGTCTGCTGTAGCCATTCTTTGGTAATAGTGGTCATTGGTTAGTCCTTAAACTGCCAATTGCAGTTGCATATTGAACCGGTCACGCTGTTCGCAGTACGCGAGAGAACCGGGGCTGTTATACGATTCAATGCGCTCGACCATTAATGCGGCGCGCGTCTCTTTGCTGGCCGGCGCATACGTTCCTGACCAGGCTTTATCAATGCCGATATTTCTGGCGACGTTCGTGCTGTCAGCGCTGGCTAACGGTAACTTTGTGAATATCAGCGGGTTTAGCATGCGCAATCCGTGTAATTTCGTAACCGGTTGGCCGTGCTCATCAATTACGTGGCGAATCAG